AGCGCCCAAAACACCAGGGCCTCAATGGGGAAGCATAGTGCCGACCCCATCGGTGCGAACTTCTCTAACTCGACTACCCTGCCATCAGGCAGTTTGGTAGAAGAGGATCGAGTCGCCAGAAGTACGGGGAGAAACCCAGTATCCCTGAACAGTTCTTTAACTAGTGCTGTGGAAACTCGGTCGGAGGCATCAGACAGGTCGAGCGTCGCCCACTCTCCCGTAGAAGACCCTTTAAGGGCCAACTCACGGTTGATCTCTTGGCTAGTAAAATTAACATGGCCTCGAGTTAAGGGATGACGTTCTAACCACTTTACGAGCTTTTTACCTATACCCTGTTGGATGTATTGGATTTCCAATGGCTCCATAGATATGAGCCGTGGACCTCTACTGTCCTTGGGTACAAGCACTACTTTAGCTTGCGGTTCCGCTACATGATCTAACGACCAGTAGCGGTCCCACTCGTCGAAGCGGTGCTTATCACCAAGCATGAAATACTCGGTGAACGGGTAAAACTCCTCTAAACCATCGTAGATGCGTTTGAAATGCATCTTTTGATGCGGTTCTTCGCCCGTAGCTACGGACCCAGGACCATGTTTAGGTGAGATGTCAAGCGGATTAAAGCCTCGCAGAACTCGTGTAACGAGCTCTCGGGCGCACTGCAAGACATTAGGCTCAAGGCGATTATCAACATTCCCCAAATGACTAAAGTCACGTGGGAGGTGTTGATCCGTGAGAACAAATTTATCCAAAATTCTGCTCTCCGTCTTCGTCGCATAAGGTACCTCCAATTTGTAGAATAAAGCGCAAAACTGGGTAACGTCCGTAACTGCGGTAACATCTGCATCATCACGGACATAACCGTCAACTGTAAAAATGAGGCTGAGCAGTCCCTTCAAAAAATGAGGAATTGCCGTACCACCAGGTTTTCTGAACTTGGTGATAGTGAGCCTGTTACCGGTAAGGGCAGAAGTAACTTGTTTGCCCAAACCAGGTAAAGTCTTGGTTAAAAACCCAAGACCTTCAGTTGATGTGCGATGCCGTAACGTTTCGACATCGCGGGTTGAATCCAGTCCTGCTTGCTGTAGCATGTCGCACAGCAGGTTGGTCGAAAGTCCTAGACAGAAAGCGATCAACTGCTTTCTGCCTGCGGTTTGGCTTTTCAGGCTACCGTGCTTCATTGACGGTTTACCTCCAAAAGCTACCACGGGCTAAACAAGCCCTGGCACGACCGCCTTAGGTTAGACCTCTTGGTTCATGATCTGATCAATGAACGTGCCTGCACTGATGAAATCAATCATCTGTGCAACCATGTCCTCCACTTCCGCTTTTTCAACAACGCGGAGCGGAGTGTCAAGCACGAGATGAACTCGGGCTTCGACAATATCCCCCTCCAACGCCGAGTTTTCGACGTTGTCGGTGAATTTGATCATGGAGCGCAAACGTGCGCTATCCCCGGATCCCACTTGCTGATGAGAAATAATCAGCTTGCGGGGTACGTTGAACTCCCTACTCCTATCGGCGTAGGTAGCCATCGAACCGGTGTTCTGAACCTCTGAGTAGGTTACTGCGGACGGCGTAGCGTCGTCCACTTCAACCTGGCCGCTTGTTGCAAATGACATGGTAGACTCCTTTCAAATGTTGAGAGTGGTTTACCGCACGTGAGTTACACGTGTGAGACCGGTAAACGGTTAATGTACTGAGCTGCAAGCTAGGCTTACAATCTCAGGGTCCGCTGCTCTAAGAGCAGCCCACCTAGGTAGGCTTTTCGCAGTGTCAAACCTGTTGTAGGAGCTGTAGACCACGTCGCATCGAAATGTTCATTTGAGATACGATATGGCTTGCGATTATAGTACTTATACTCTGTACTATCCTGCAACACTTCGTCGGAAGGGGACAGGCCGTCATAGGCCCGTATACAAGTATTCTCCTCTTCACAGACGAGCTTGGTGGAAACTCCGAACTCTTTAATGTATAAGCTCGGGGTGATCCATTGCTTCCTGAATTGTTTAAGGAAGCCTCCGACGTCGAGAAACCAATCGACGACGAATGAAAATGGAATAACATTCCAGAGGGAGTACAAATCTAAATGTGCTCCGATAGTATCGAGTAGGGCTTTTAGCTTGGCCCTCTCCCGATCCAAATCTGGAAGTTGGTAAGTATAGTGCATAGTTGCACCGTACCTACATCCACCTGGGTAGGTCCTCTTGGATTTGTGATAAATCTTATCGTAGGGTAAACCTACGAGATCCGTAGAGGTCCCTGAAGACACTGACTTCACCTCGGAGTAATGTCGCACTTTGAGCTGCCCTACTCCCTTTTTGAGGGATGAAAGTCGTTCATCGAGGGTTCTCAAGCCCTCATACAGATTTTTACAATCTGATATGAACGGTAGGACACCAAAGCTGTAATTTAGCGAGTCGTTTGAGAGGTTACGAAAAACCGACTTCCCAAACTTCCACCATTTGACAAGATTGAAAATTTCCTTAAATTCATAAAGGAATTGGGTCACCTCAAAACCCGACTCAAGAGTCGGTGTCATCGCAACGATTGCTCGTTGGATGAAGGCATCCCAGTCCCAATCTTGTGCTTCCTCTTTGAGCTCTTCTAGACGCTCTTGAAGGGAGCCCCAATGGGTGTTGTAAGAGTGTGAAACCGTATATAAATTGGAGTTTTCTCCCACATACGTGGCAGTATCCCCAGTTACAATACGGAAAGCAGCCC